ACCTGCAATAACTGATGGATGTTTTAAAGCACCAAGGAAACCACCAGTCAATGATCTTCCAATCATTCCTGAGATACCACCACTGAATATTGGTCCTAATAATCCCATTGCGCTTGACAACAATCCCTTTACAATACCGCCACCACCAGACAAGAATGCGAAAAATGATCTACGTTCTTCTCTATCATTCATCTCATCTGTTAAATCTAGAATTCTTTCAGATGCAAGCATTGTATCTTTTTGATATTCAAGTTGTTTTTTCTGAGCTTTTTTCGCAGCTTTATCAATAGGCGTAACGTCAAAGACAGGCATGGCATCTTCATCTTCAATTACTCTAATAAAAGCATCAGACATTCCAGTTAAAGACCTGACTCCTGTGAATCTTTCATCATCATCTGATTGTTTTTCTTTTCCATAAACAGATTCTCTAAATTTTCTAGTTTCTAATTTATTAAGAAGTGATGTTACAAAGAATTCTCTTTCTTCTGTTAATTTTTCGCCTAATCCTTTTCCTTTTTCCCATGCTTCTTTTCCAAATAACAATCCACCGACAACAGGAGGTGCCCATTTTGCTATAAAATTTGTAAATGTTCTTGCAAGTCCTAATAAAGACCATGTCCCTCTTGGCGCTCCTTCAAGTGGAGGATATTTAGCTCCAGTTAATGCTGAAGACATATCTTGTGTTGCTCTTGCTGTTGCTCTTGTGAATGCTGCAATATTATCTAATCTCCACATTCCTTCAGCATAGATCAATCCTGTGTTTTCAGCAGTTGCTTCCATTGGATTTTTTGATCTAGATAGTTGACCAGCATATCCACCCCTACTTTTTGTTAATTGATATACTAAATTGACTGGAGTCCCTATTAGGTTTTTCATTGAATTTAGAGCAAACATCATATTTCTAAATGTTGGATGCTCTACTAACATTTTCTGCCATACTTGTGGCCATGTTCCAATTGTTGCGCCCATACTATCTTGAATTGCAAGGACAGCACGCAACATTCGTTTTTCAGCAGGTTGTGTATGACGAGTTTGAACATCACTTAAAGCTCTTACGAATCCTTTAAATAGACCAACCTTTTCCATATGCTCAACACCTTGAACATATGTATGCATTCTCGCCATAGTTTTTAGTTGAGCTTGTTTAGAAATATTAGCAAGTTCTTTTGTTGTATCAATACTCTCATCGATTTTTTCAAGAACTTTTTCAATTGGCATTACAACTTCAGCGGGGTGAACATATGCAAGACCAGCTCGTTCAACGTAACCACCTGATTGCATCTTAGGAACAGCGCCTTCTCCAGCAGTTTTCATTGTTCTTAAATCTTTATCTACTCTTCCCGATGTTGTTCCTTTTTCTTTACTTCCGCCTAATAGTCTTCCGAACCCTTGTTTGAATTTAGATGTGACGCTTCCTAATGCATCAGCAATATTCGCTTTCATTTTTTCTTTTGCTGATTTAAACACATCTGTCTCAACAAACTTAGCTGCAAAATATCCAAAGATGGGGCTGCTTCTTGCTAGAGCCATAGCAACAACATTTTGTTTATTAAAACTTATATCTTGTGAAATAGCTCTTCCATATTGTTGTACAGCATCTTTACTTGCTTGTGCCGTATCACTTGCAACTCTAGCAAACCCTTGCCCAACTGAACCAATCGTATTGGATAGATTGCTCAAAACTTTAATCATTGAGTTTTGAACTTCTTCTATTCTTTCGTAATCCCCAACATTAACTTGTGTGTCTGAAAGTTCCTGATTAACCTTTTTTTGCATTTGATTAATCGTTCGACTTACATTACTAACTTCGGATATTCTATCACCTGATTCGTCAGCTTTTTGTGTTATGCTGCCTGGAATTTTAGGCGTTTTTTCATCTGCCATTTATATACCCCTTAAGCTATAATTTGAAATAGCTTTTTAATAGAAGGATCTAATGGTTTCATTTCAGATAAAACACATGCAACTTCTGACATTGAAACCAATTCTTGAATTGGTGTTGTATATTTATTTTGCTCTCCAAATGCATCTTGATATGCTTTATTTAATGATGTAAAAACCATAGAAAACTTTCCAGCATTTCTCATTAGAGAATTCATGCTCAAAATAAATAATTTTGAAGCAACAATCATATTTGTTACCCTTGCTCTAAATTCATTATTATCTAATTTAGAATCATTCATAAACAATTGTTCAATTAATTTATAATAATTTGCTAATTGTGAATTTGCATATCCGGGTCCACGTTTTTCAAAAGGAATAAGAAATTTTAAAATTTCGTGGATCTTCTTTTGATTTATATTTTCAATTTTTAAATAATCAGAATAATATGCAGAATAATATTTCATTAAATTTTTATGAAATACCTGAAAGAATTTTTGTAGATTTCTTCCTGCAACTAAATGCATACATTCATGCATTGTTGTAGATGTCAATTCATTATTTGATGATGTCCCAAATATCGTTGAACTGTTATCTATGATAACAACAACCTTTTTATCTTCTACTGCATAAAATGCCATTATGTATTTATTATCACTTGTTAATTTATGTTTGATAAATGAAAGAATATTTTTACTTTTATAACAAGGGATAACTATTCCTTTGTCAACTAAAGTGTCAATTTGTTTTGCAATATGTTTTCCTTTAGAAGATTTCATAAATGCAATAACAAAATTCTTCTTTAATTTATCAGAAGAATAAAACGTAAGATTGTCCATTTGATATGCAGGTTTTAACCCGCTTGGAACTGAGAATAGTTCTTGTAATTTTTCTTCCATCTTTACCCCTTAAAAAATGATAATGTATCTACAAATCCAGTCATTTCATCTCTATTTTCTTTAACGTATCTCATAATATCTTTATCTGTAAATCCATGTCCAACTGTTTCATTATTCATTCCCATAATTGAAGTCATTTCATCCGATAATCCAGTCATGATTGCAGAATCTATCATAACAGGTGGATCATATTTTCTAACATACATACAAACGGCTGCTGATAAAGCAATATCGTCTGAACAGCCAGAATCAGCTTCAACTTTACCACTTGTCTTTGAAACTAATCCTGTTAATTCAAGGGCAAGTCTTTGTGATTTAACAGACTCTGGATATTGTGTCATATATGAATATAAAGCATCGATCATCAATGGTCTTGTTTTTGCATTTGTTGATAATCCAGGAATATATGTATTCTTTCCTCTCTTTTCTTTATACAACATATGAGAGAATTCACTTGCATTTAAATGTTCAACAACCTGGTTTCCATATGAGTTTGATTCTACAACAATTAACCCTGGATATTCTGATGCTGCAACTTTTACAACTTTAACGAAATCTAATACTTTACATTTTCCTTGATATTCCCATACTTCTTCAAGAGTTTCATAATCCCAAATAGAAATTGCAGATTTATCGACTCCATGTTCAGGCGCAGTATCAACCCCAATTATATAATAACGACCTTTAACAGCTTGAGCAAATTTCCAGACTTCACCATTGTAAATTTTTATTTTTTCAATTGGCTCTTGAGCTGCATTTTGCATTGCCTCAACTGTATCAGCTTCAAAGAATGATCCTTCGGTTGGCAAGAATTTTAGTTCTAATTCCTGAGCAATTCTCTTTTGATCATAATCAAATAGAGCGCATTGTGTGTTATACCAATCAGGATCGTCTGCTAATTCTGGAATCATTTTCCAATGAATTACAAAAGGTTGAAAAATATCATCATTTGCAATTGCTTTTAGATATCTTTCAAAATACCATTGGCCAACACCTACAGTTTTGTTTGGTGTTGAAAGAACAATTGTTCCATATGGAATTCCTGCTTTCTTTGCTTGCATCTGATTTGTTGATAAAGCTGGAACCATAGAAGTCCAGGCAGAACTAATATGATTAACAAATGCTGCCTCATCGATAACCAAAAATGTAAGAGCCTTACCACGAAGGGTTTTATCTGGAGCATTTGGGTTAACAGGAGAAGCATAAACTTTACTTCCGTTTGTTAAAATAAATGAACGCTCAGTTCTTTTTGCAAAACCTCTTCCTAATAAACCCCCTACTGGTTTCATCCAATCAGGAAGTTTTTCAACAATACCACGAATAACTCTTGCAAAGTCTGTAGCTTCAGCACCATCTTTTGAAATAATTCCGATAACAACATTATCATAAAATACAGTTAGCCATGCTGCATATGCTTGAACAATTGTTGAAATTCCAATCTGACGACTCTTTAATACCAAAACATATTTCTTTCTGGTAATTGTATCAATCAATTCAACTTGTTTTGCATATGGACTTAATAAAACATCTTTACCAGGTAGTTCAAGATATACATAATTTGTACAAAAGTAATTGAAATTTACACGACACTGTAAAAATTCCGCAACGTACTTATTCGCTAATGACTTTAATTGTACTGGTTTTGATGCCATAATAGTCCTTTTAATATTTGTTCTAAATTAGGTTATCATTCTGTTAGTTCTGATTAGATTCATAACTGCTGATGATTCCCAGTCTTTTGATTTATTAAATCGAATTTCACTAGTTCTTAAAATATATTTACCTGCTAATCTATCTTGTTCATTTGTTTTAGATGTTACTAATACACATTCTCCAACGTTCATAAGATTTAAAATTTTTAGGCTTCTTTCAACGGATGCATTTAATTGAGTAACATTCATAATTTTCGTTGACATGTTTGCATTTATAAATGAAGAATCAACTTCATATCCCGTATGATCTTTATGAATTGATACTCTTGTATCTGTTTTTAATGCTTGTTTGTCAAAGAAAATAGTTTTATTTTTATCTATTAACCCTTTTGTTCTTGCAAATTCTTCAAGGTTAACTTGAATATTTTGAAATAATCTATCTCTTGGTTTGACAACATAAATTTGTGTTGGGGCTAACAGTGCAAATACTGAGTTTCCTTCATATTTAGTTGATAACGGCATGGTAGTATAAAAATGTTTTCCGTCATTACATTTATCAATTGTTTCTGTATTATCGGAATCCGTTGCTAATTGATATAATGTAAATGTTTGTGCTTGTCTCATTTTGTTTGTCATATTTTTGATATGGACAACATTATCATGACTACAATATATAGCAGGAGCCCCATCATAAATACCCCAAGTCCTATTTATATATTGTAGCGTTTTATATAATGTGCTTGGTGGTATTAGAATTTGATCTATCGTTTCACTATTTTTTCCGTTTGAGTCATAATTAATTGATGCCCCAACAGAAGAAATCATTGAAGAAATTGCATTCTCAACAACAGTCCCTTGATGTATAGAATTAACAATTGTATTCATTGTTATATATGCAGATCTAGAGACAGCAGAAATTGTTATTTGAGTTCGATCCTTTTGATATGTAGCAGGGTCTTGTATTTGTGTTTGCATATCCATATTCGAATTCAAATACATTAATTCAAAATTAATTGTTTCTAGAGGAATTTGTTCCGTACCCAATAAATAACTTGTTAATTGAATTGATTTTTGACCAAAAATTTCTTCTGTGATAAAATCAACAGGATCGACGAAAAATGTCATAAGAAATGTTTGGTACGGAAGATCTACGGATGTTATGATGTTTAAACTAATCAGGTCGTTTGATAAATCATATCCACCGACCTTTACTTTAAACTCATATGTTCTGGAAGGACTCCAATATGTATTATTATCTACCATTTAATTTCCCTACCTATCGCACTCTAATTTATTATTTGTTCCAAAAAAATCAAGACAAAAAAAAGTTTGGGGCGGTTAGCCGCCCCTCCCTTTTATTGCGTCTGAAGACGATCAAGTACCTGAAACATTCGTTGTGGGATAACCAGAACGCTTTCTGCTGCATTTTCCATTAACCTTTTTGCGTTCAGGTTTTCTTCAAGGCTACTGTATCGAACAATTGCCAAAAACATTTGCCATGCAGATGGTAGTGGCGGCTCTTGTCCTTCTACAGCAGGAGGATTCATATCGGCTAAGAATTTTGAAACTTCTTCTCTGCGTTTCTTGCCAATTTTCTCAATTAGATCAAGAGTTCCCAGCATTTGTTCTTCGGTAATTCTCGATTCAAAACTTCCTGATACCATATTGGCAATATCAGATGAAAACACCTCCATGTATTCTGAAATTGCTGATGCCATTTGAGTGGAGGCATTCACGATATGAACCTGACGCATTGATCCAAGACCAAATGCAAAAACAACTCTTTCATTGTTCACACGGGTTGTAATACCAAATGTTACCATTGCTGCTTTACTTCCATCATAGCTATTTTCAACAATCATTACTGGTAATACGTCCCCAACATGCGGGACTGACTGTGAACTCTCAATGATAATTTCATTTCGCATACGGGTCAAATTGTCTGATCGAATAACATTTTCCCTTACGATTGGCAATCCAACCTGAGTGATTGCTTGACGAATGCTTTGATTCAGCACTTCATTCCCAATGAATTGATAAATATCTGAAACGAATCCACAATATTTGAATTCTGCCTCTGGGTTATCTGAAGGTCTTGTGTATATTGCTTGAATTGGTGCAACTTGTGCATCTGTCGGATGAGCTTCCATTCCTGGCATTGTAGTTAATTGTCGATAAACAACTTCACCAAATCGATCTGAATATGATGCCATTAGTTTTCCGGCATTATATTCCAGCCCCATTTCTGTGGCTCTTTCATTAAACGGTGTTCGCATTATCTACTCCCTTCACGTTTTATTACTTCTCGAATTGCTTCAACAACTTTTTCTTTGAAATGTTCTTGAAACATTGACATTCTATCATTGAATAAATTTCTTGATAACATATCGGATAATAATACAACCACTTCATTTGGGGGGATATCACTTTTAGTTTCTCCCCATCTGTTTTTTAAATATGATATTTTACCTTGTTGATCTATTGTGATAGCAACATTGGCTTTGGATAATACATCAAGCATTGGACTTTTTGTCTCATGCAAACCAGGAACATATGGTTTATATCTTGGAGATCCACCACCACCAATTGTTACTGATTTTGAACAAATAAGACTTTTCATCAGATTCTCTCCGCAATGAACCTCATATAAATGTCACGCCCGTCGAATTCAAAATCAGGGTTTATATCTTCGTCATTTATTTTAAATCGTTTTTCTATTTCCCAAAACAATTTAGCCCTATATGGAGTCCATATTGATGCATGTGGGCATGAGGGTTCATTTAACAGTTCTGTTGTTAGCTGAATATTCCAATTTTCAAAGTTTCTGTATGTATTTCCCTGTGTTGTTCCACCGAAGATTTTATCTTCTTGTTGAATCATTTCTGCTAGAACTTTGTAATTGGGAACTATAATATCAACTAAAGCACCCTTTTTTGTTACTGTTGATACAAGATATATAAAATACAACACTTGTGTAAACGATACATGTTCGAGAAATCGATAAATCGCAACACGATCAAATTTTAAAACTGTTCGTTCCATAAATTCAAATGCATCAGCATTTAAATATCTAATCATTGAAACTCGGTCAGCATTATATTCCCAACTTTTTGCTTGTGTTTCAATTGCTTCAACTGGAGTTGTGTTGTAATGGCCTGTATCAACATTTATTTCAAATGTTGGAAGGAACCCTGTTTTCTCTACATCCGTTAATGGCAAATGTTCAAATTTTCCACCTGCTATATTTAATACTAACATTCTACCTCACATTCTCGAACACGATACTTTTTGAGAACGGTTCGATAAAAAATTTGAAATATCTTTCTCGGTCAACGTCTTCTGTGTCCATTATTCGTAGAGTTGATTTGGAAATTTCTAATTCTCCATAACCCTTTAGAAAAATTATAAATTTATCATTCTTTGTTGGAATACCAAACAACTCAGTATCTTCTGAATTAAAAAATAAATCTCTTATTTTTTGTAATCTTGTCAACATTGGGCCTTTTTCTATTGTTGCAATATTACATAAATCTTTGTAAATCTTATCGATTTTAGGATATCGATGTGAAATACCTTTGATTGAATATTCAAGATTGTTATCTTTTGCAATGAATTTTCTTCTGTCAATCGATGATAGAAAAGTGTTAAATGTCCTTCTTCTTTCCAAAGGAATATGTCCGATATTTGTACACCCCAACTGTCGTGTTACAATGATACCATCATATTGACGTATAACAATCTCATTTTCCTGAATGTTATTCTTTACAATATAATCATTTATAATTGATTCAGTAGTGGTTCGTAACAGCCATGTTAACCGAGGATTATCACGCATCATTTGACCTATTTTTATATTTCTACCCAATTTATCATTTGGGTCAATATCTCTGAGATCAAATCCTAAATTATTCAATATTGTATAATGACACGCTTCAATGTCATATACATGAATGTCTTTTAATATTAATCTTAAATTTTTATTTATTTCCATAATAGTAACGGGGTTGAGCGTTACCTACTTGGGAGCCGGACCGTGATGAATACAATGTACCCCTTTCGTGTAACACTCAAACCCCTCCCTACTGGCTACCCAAGCGTATCGATAATCACGTTGTCAATCTGTAGGTGATGATTGACATCCGATATATCGGTTTGCCTTTCAAGTAGCCACTTTACAGCATCCAGGTTGGTTACCAACCCTTCCGCTTTTGAACTTTGTTTGTATCGAAGCTGAAGCGCTTCAATATCCAATGGATTTGACAAATGATTTCGAACAATATCTGAATCCGCTGATCTGATTTCAATCTCTGTATCTTTCTTCTTTGAGCGAACCACTTCATAAGGAATCAACATATCATCGATGTCATGGCAAAATACTGACACCAGTCCTGTACGGATTCCGTAACTTTTTACAAATACACCCATTCCCAAATCGTAAATGATTCGGAAACCATTGTTGTAGATTTGCATATCGATTGCGGATGCATTCAAAACTGGAGTTTGATCTGCATTGTCGAATACCATCAACTTTCTTTTTTCTACACCATCTTCCACACCAACAAGAAGTGTGATAATCAACTGCTTTGTCGGATCGACGCCCTCAAGCGAAACTGTCGGTTTCTTGATATTTGGAAAGTTTCCGACGTTTGTGCTGAACCAATCAGCAAGGGCAACGATTTCAATCATTGAAGCAGTTTGATCATTTTCTGGCGCTTCTTCTGTCTCCACTGGAATGTCCAGATCGTTTTCTGAGAAAACAGCTTCCGGTGGTGTTCCTTCTTTAACCATCTGTGCTAAATTTTCTGACATGTTTAAAAGTTCTCCTTTAAATTATTTTTTCCACTTCACTAAATCTTCTTCTGAATTTTCTCTCCATCTTTCCGGGTCAATATCAGTAAATGTTTCTAACGCCGCTCCCGCTAATGTGAAGATTTTAATTAGTTCTTCGTACGCCTTTTCTGGCGCGGATCCCTCTTGCATTTCCTTGCAATTTTTTAGCCATTCTGAATAAGTGAATTCGGGTTGCCAAGGGCCACAATATGCCTTTTTACTTTTTTCGATATACGTTTCAATGAATAATAAGAAGCTTGCTAAATTCAGAGAATTTAATTCTTCGTATTCTCCAAAACAGCATGTTTGATATTCTCTCTCTTTTTGATATAACTTAAATAATGTTTCTAGTTTCATATCATCTCCTAAAGATAACGATTTCCATTGAAACCGTTTGGGATTCCCTTCCAGTTTACAGCGATTGCTTCTGATGTGTGAATTGATTCTTCATGAGAACATTTTACAATCCAATCATTGATGCCTGGAATATTATCAAGAACATCTGAAATCTTCCGAATTGCATCTTCAACAAACATTGGATTTTCTGCTGCTCGTCTTGCAATCTCTTGTTCATCAACTCTTTTAATTACTGGATATGGGAGTGTAACTAATCTTTCTTCCACAGCTTCGATAATATCTTCTAACCATATGTAATGGGTTTCGCTGCCACATTCAATTAATATGTCAGCGAATGATCTTTGGTTGTGCGGATAACCTGCTTTTGAATTTTCATTTAAGTGTGAGCACAACTCTGCTGAACACGGACAATATGAAGCATATTGAATTTGAACGCCTTGATAGAATTTAAATTCTGAATCCCCAACTAATTGTCCTTCAAATCTACATTTATAATACAACGGAAACTCATTATCTGATAGTATTGAAGATTTTAATAATGGCATTCGAAATTCAAACTTCATGAAACTTTTTGAACACTCCAAATTTCTTTTTAAGTCCTCTAAAATGTGTTTGATCAACCTTTGTTTCAGCGGTAAAGCTAAATATGGTTTTAATGTAAGAAGGAGTCTTGACATTGAGATGCCTTTTGTATCAGCATCTAAATTTGTTCTCATTGAAACATTTGCATTGAGATGGTGAAATCCTCCACGTTTCATTTCAAGAGAAAAAGGCACCTCAACATTTTCGACTCCAACTTGCATGATTGGTTTTGTTATTTCTGGTGTTGTACATTGAATATCAGGTAAACACTCTTTATCTATCATTAATACTTCCTCCGTTATACATCGAGATTTTCTGGATCAAACATTAAATCTGTCTTATCTTCAGATTTTTTTATTGTTGGCGGGGCTTTTAATTTTTCCATAATTTTTTGAAATAGTAAATCTTCATCTAATTGTATTTCAGCGATTCTTCGATAAGGTTCTTTTGGTCTTTCAACCTCCCCATTTATTTTAACCCTCATATCTCTTTGAATTATATATTCTGATCTATATGGATTTGGCTTTATTTTGTTAGTTGTTGTGCTTGAGACACTATATTTATAAGGTTCCCAAAAGTAATTATGATGAAATGATTCATCACCCATTTTATTCAATCCCTATTACAGTAAGATATGAATTTAAAAGTTTAACTGACTCTGGAATTGTATCGATTTCTTTTTTATCATCTGTATAATTTGGATCAATGTGATTTCTAATGTATTGATTTTTTAGATCGATACAATCTGATTTTGTTGTAAGAAATTCAAATAAATTTATTGGAGCATCATGACCAATAATACATGCTGTTTCCATCTCGCCGCATCTTTGGCCACCCTTATTTTTTCGACCGCCTAATGGCTGAAGAGTTCTTTTTGCGTATGTACCAATTCCACGTGCTGCAATTTTTTCTTCTGCAATATGAACCATTCGCAAAAAGTAAATATACCCTGCTGCAACTTTATTATGTAAATGACTTTTTGATAGAGGGTCGAAAATTTTATATTTAAAATCTGTATTTGTATATTTTAAAGCATTCTTCACATCATCTAATTTACATGATTCAAACGGAGGTTGTAATATTGATAGTTCATCAATGAATCTTTTATCGATTGTTTCTGGCATCTGTGCAGCAAATTGTTCAGAATACCATCCTCCATTTGTATTATCAACGATTTCAATGTATTTCATCAAATAATTTTTGATGTCGCCTTGATCTGTTTCATCTTTAAGCATATTATACATATTTTGTTTAAGGTCATTCAATGACATTGCCATATGTAACTCAAACATTTGACCGATATTCATTCTGGAAATGATGCCCAATGGATTAATACAAATATCCATATGACGACCATCTTCCAATTGTGGCATTTTTTCATGTGGAACGATTCTTGAAATAACACCTTTATTTCCGTGTCGGTTTGCTAATTTATCTCCAACCTTTACACGTCTAAAATGAACACCAACCAAATTAATATGGATTCCATTGATCTTTTCTTTTTTGTTTTTATATTTACCAACAAATGAATAAACATCCACCCCATTTTCACGAATGAATGTTTTAGCAATATCTTTTGGTAATTTATCTTTGAGGATTTTTCTTGTTGCTGATTCTTCCTCTTGTTGAACTTGAATTTTCTTTTCAACCCATTCTGCAAATTCAGGAATTTCATCATTCCATTCATTTGCATAAATACTGCTTTCTGAAATGATGAAATTTCTTTCAGACTCTAATGTGATTGGTTCACTGAATACTGAATATGGATCCTCAGTATTCATTGTTTTTATAATTGCGTATGGGTCTCCAGCATTTATATTTTCAAGTTCTTCCGGTAATGGTTTATATTCATCTTTATTTAATGATAACAATACTTTGTGTGGAGGCAACGTAAATGACAAGTCTTTAAAATGGACTGATGTTAAAACATCTTCGTTTACAAGTCGATCAGAGACAACAATTCCATCTTCATAATTATTGCCATAATACACCATAACACCTGTCAGAAGATTCTGACCGAATTTAATATTTCCATTTTGGCAGAAGTTGCTTTCAGCAAGAATTTCTCCTGCTTTAAATTTGTCGCCTGGTTTAACATATATATTCATAAAGTCCATGTGTTCAACATAGATCTTTCTGTAACCAATATCAAATATATCAACTTCATTATCTTCATATACAACAATCATAAATTTTTTATCAATATGAAGGACTTCTCCTTTTTTCTTTGCACGTTTAATAAATTGTGTTTGATCTGTATATAAATGCTCACACCCTGATTTCATCATTGGCATTTGAAAGTTTTTCAGTAAAATAGCTTGTCGCATCTGTGAAGATGCCATTTGTAATCTTGTTTGGTCGTCATGCTCAAGAAACGGAACCATTGAAACTGGAATTGAAATTGGTTGTTTATCCAAAAACTCATCTGAAAATTTCCAAGATTCGTCTAACTTTACATTTGGTATAAGGTTTTGTAAAACGCCACAATTGTCCCTATCTGGTGTGTCAACGGGGCAAATTCTTCCAAACATGCTAGGGCAAATATCTCTAAGATGTTTGGGGATATTTTCTCTTTTGAACCCACCTGGACCCAAAAGGCTAATTCTTGATAACTTTGTTAATTCCTCAATTGGATTAATTGAGAAATCGAACTGAACAATATCTGAAACATTACATTCACTTAATACTTGTGTTGAGTTGATATTGAATTTGGGTTGTCTTGCTGTTCGGTTCGAATAACATAAATCAAATATGATCTTTGATAATTTTGCAAAAATCATATATTCAAAACAACGAACTCTTTTGTTTGTAAATAATGTATCATCTACATGACCAATTTGTAATGCATATAATATTTCTTCTATAATTGAACCTGTATGAAGAAATCTTGTTGTAATTGGATCAATTTTTGGAATTAAATCAAGGGCATACATAACATCCTCACCCTTTGATTTTGCATTATATTTTGAATATTGTCTTCCCACTTCTACGATAAAATCATCTTGTGTGTAACCTTTTGATTCCTCATAGAATAATTTTAAATCTTGTAATAGCAATTCCATTAGATTTTCTTGATCAAGAATTTTAAATGTTGGTAATGCAAATCTTTTTACCAGCTCATCCATTCCGTAATAAGCAAGCATTAATAATGAAAGAGCAATTTTCTTGCCAAGGAAGCTAACACTAATATGTGGCATTTCTTTTTCTTTTGTCACCATCAATGTTGCTACGTTGGTTCTTAATTTAATTGTTTCACCTCTTGTTACTAAAGGAATATCAAACAATTGAAACAATGGAATTTTCTTTCTTCCGTTAATCATAATATAATTGTTTTCCACCAATTTCGGAATAAAGAAACTTAAATCAATATTTGAAGTTCCTTTTTGAAGTCTTATCACAAGACTTTTCTTTATTGTTTTTGATAATTCTCCTGATGAAAATCTTGAATCTCTTAAATCTAATTCTGTTATATTAAATCCTATTTCTTGGACTGGTTCGATAATTTGTCTAACCAAAGGTAAAATATTTTCATATTCTATTTGTCTTAAAGCGAAAATATTCGCTTTGTTATCTTGAATTGAAAAGTTCGGATTAATTATATTTATGGTCATTCAATTTTTTCCCCCTTTAGGATTTTATCCATTATTCCTGAGTATCTACCTTCATTCATGATCCCTTGTAAAATACTTCGTTTTGGGTTTGAAAATGCCATTGCCAAAATCCAACTTTCCTGATTTGGAACTGATTGGATACTAAAATATTTAGGAGCAAGCTGGTCACGATTCGGCATCAATCTCCATTTCTTTCCATTGCTCGTCCACATTAATTGTGCAACAACACATTCAAAATGTACATGATATATATCTTTATCATATACATCAAACAATTCATCGGTAATATTGATGTATGTTTTCCCTTTAAACTTGTGGAGTAATTGTGATACTGATGCGAGATCTCCAATGATATCTTTTTGTTTCATATCCTCATGATCTGATTCTTGACCTTTTATAATAGCTGAACCTGATGTGTGGAATGTTCTTAAAACAAGCTGTGTACCTCTCTCGCCGAGAGTTTGTGCTGCAATAATACCAACAAATCTTGTATTTAATTTTTTAAATAATTCTCCATAACATTTTGTACATATTTTTGGAGATTTACAAAGAATTGGACTTCTTACATAAACAACTTTACCGATTAATTCTTTATAATTATTTGGGGTGATCAATTGTAATGCGCCTTCATTATCATACCATCTATTGACCAACATTCTTGCTTTCTTGTCATTTTTGACATTTACTTGTAATAGCTCAGTTGTCCCACAGTCCTCAAGGTTTTCATCTATTTGTAAATTGGCACATGTGAATATTAATTTTCTTGAAAGATAACCTGATGTTCCTGTGTTCAATGCAACATCAAGCAGACCTTTTCTACATCCGTATGTTGAATAGAAAAATTCTTCTTGTGTTAATCCTTCGACCAAACCATGTTGAATTGGTAACGGTAAAATTTCTCCATCGAAGTTTGCAATGAAACCTCTCGTTAGAATCATCTGTTTTGCTTGATCCCAACTTCCTCTTGCTCCTGATTCGATCATATATGAATAAGGGAATTTCTCTCTTAGGATATCTGTTAAGTCTGGGTTGTTTACAGCAGCTAATTGATTTCTTATATCATCATCTTGATATAATGAATCTCTTAATTCTGCTGCACCTTCAAACCCAAAGTCATCAAGTGAAAGAGTTGAACCAACAAGAGTTGCATATTTAAAACCAACTCTTTTAATGTTATCCAATACTTTAATTGTAACGACATCTGGATATGTATCTTTAACTTCATTTAATATTTTCATCAACACTTTTTTATCGACTGTTTCTTTTACTTCTGGATAATCATCTGGCAGACATTCATTGAAAATTTTCAAACCTTCTTCTTTATCCCAATATTTTTCTGATGTAATAAAATAAATGCCAAGAACAATATCTTGACTTGGAGTTGTTGTTAAATCCTCATTTGCAGGACTATGAAGGTTTTTAGTGATAAACATCTTATCTCTAATTTCCTGTTTTGCTTCATCTGTAACAGGAACATATACAGCCATCTGATCCCCATCAAAATCTGCATTGAATGGTGGGCATACCAATGGGTGAATTTTAATGACTTTATCCAATGTCATTTTAATGTTAAAACCAAGCATTCCGAGTTTATGGAGAGATGGTTGTCTGTTTAATATACATACTTCATTTTTAATTATTTCCTCACATACCTTATATAACGCGGGTGAATCAAGCTCAATACAACGATCAACAAAGTCCATTGCTTTATTCAACAGCTTGAATTTGCCCAACTCAATAATTCTTTTTGCGATTGGTAATTTATAAATTTCTAGAATCATAACATATGGCAAAATACATTCATCAAGAGATAATGTTGGGTCAGGGGTAATTACAGCCCGACCTGAGAAGTCAATTCGTTTTCCCAAAATGTTTCCACGAATCAATCCCTCTTTCTTTGCCATTTTTTCTAATATTCGATGATATAATTCATTTACATCTTTTTGAATTTGTTTGAAATATGTATAATAGAGATTTTTATCTCTGGCTAAATCGATGACCGTTTCCCTCATGATTTCTTTTTTTGTCAATATTTGCACATAATATCTATTGATTTTATCCATCAATTGTTTACCACCCGAAACTGCTGATGATGGTCTCAAGTCTGGTGGTAATACGATAACATGATCAATCAATAGATTTTCAATGTGATCGTATATTAATTTCCACTTTTCATTTCCTTCATCTGCAAATATCTTTGAGAAATCATATACTAATTTATAAATTGCATCTGTTTTTTCGTAAACCTCTACTCCTTCAGGAGGGGTTCCGTCTGTTGCCAATACATGTTCATCACCATCCATATACATAAATGATTTTTCATTTCTCATTAATTGATTGACTGCGTCTTTCATGTTTCGCCCGCCTGTCTCGATAAGCAAATCATAAAAGATTGGACTTACAACTTTGAATGGTAATTGAATTTTTGCGAATCTTTTTCGCCTTACATCACTGTTGACAATATCAACATTGCATAGCGAACATTTCCCTCCCGATTTAGAAACACCATAATATGTCCCACATTGACATGTATAATTTTTCAAAGGACCGAATATCTGTTCTGAAAATAATCCTTCGGGATGAAATTTTCTTTTGCTGAATACTTTTAAGGAAGTTACTTCTTCCAGGTCTTCACAAAACTGTGAATAATTCAATAGTTTGGGCATATTATGTTGATTCCTCCTTGAATTTTTCTATAATAAATTCGGCTATTTCAACGAAATGATGCTTGATTCTTTTTGAAACCATCAAATCGACTTCGTTGATTATTGAATGAACAATAATTTGTGCATCTGCTTCTGATACTTCAACATCTCTTTTTCTGAGTTCGTCTAATATAAGACTTCGTAAATAATCTTCAAGTTGGTTAACCTTTGTTTCTTCTGCCATCATTCCTCCTGATTGAGCTGTATGCTCATAGATTTTAGCGGCTTATAAGTAACATATTGTTTTGTAGGTTGAAAATAACAATCATCTAAGTAATAGATTTTTAACGTATCAAGAAATAACTCAAAATATCTTTGAGTGAATTTCTTTCCCTTTCTATATTCTGGCAAACAATATAATTTTGTTTTTGGGTCTACATTTGGATGAATACCCATTATCATAATATTTTTAACTAATTCATTTTCTGTTAAAACAACTAATCCTCCTATTACTAATAGAGGATGTAAAAATGTTATGTCATATGCTTTTCTACTTTTAATCATTGTTGTTGGCGTGATTTGCCCTTCGTAAATATGATATTCTTGATAAAAAGGCAAATCATCGCCAATCGGTCTTATAAGATTTCTACTTTCTATATAATCTAATTTCTTATTATGCAGCACCCGTTTCTTCAAGTAACTCGACATATTTTAAATCCCCTCTACGTTTAACAGTAACTATAAAATTTGAAACTCCGGGTTGATCAGAGACAATTTTTGATAATGCTTTTATAACATCAAACGAATTTTCTAAACTGTTTTGTGGGAAAACTGAACGTCTTGATTCATTGAAAAATGGATCGCTTGCAATTGGAGGCCTTTCTCCAACAAAGACTTCTACTTCTTGTTGCTGATTTAATGTTAATATTGGAGTTACATTTTCTTCAATGCAATACATTCTTTGTACGGCATCGGATGTTTCATATATCATATCGATTCTGTTATTGACTGATTCTTCTATTGATTCGCTCATTGCATGTCTTAAAATGTTTAAATCGATTCTTTGCACTAATCGATTGGCAATCATGTTTTCAATCTGATTACTTTCAACAACCTGAGATGCAAAGAATGCTGCTTTTCGTATTTCATTTTTTGTTAAATTTATTGAATATCCTCTACTGTATTCACATGCCATCTGTGTATTTTTTCTGCAGTCGATGATTAAATTTCGGTCTGAAATATAAAACCTAACATCAATTTGTGTGCCTCTATTACAAACTATATCACGACAGTCAATCACTAAATCGCTTTTTGGTAATAATGTTATCCCTTCAATATAAGATTCTTTTATTTTAGTGACAGTAACATCATCTCCAATCATTTCTGCAAGAGCATCAACTTTGTATTCACCAATAGAGGACGAGTTATAGATTGATGTGAATACATTTCTTCCTTCTACTATATCATGATCAACAATTATAATTTCTTTTGTTGAATCTAATTCTGAAATATTTCTACATAAAAAACCACCGAGAGTACCAACTCCGATGACTGTCACTGTTTCATACAATTATGTGACTCCTTTCACCAACCGAGATTGGGGGACCCCAACCGGAGTCCGGGTCCCCCATACTGCTAAGATGCTATTCTAGCATCCCTTTTTCCCGGCCGGTTTGAGGAATTCCAGATTGTCGCCCGGTTGCAGGACGTAATCCGCTGGAATTTCCTTGCCGTTGACCAGCCCGGTGGACAGTTTGTCCACGTTCAGGACCTCACGCAGGAACTCACCGACTTCCTTCACGCTACGGCCGGCAACCGGAAAAGCTCCGGAAGATGCACCGCAGGATACCTGAATGGTCGTGGTGGTTTTCTGACCGAAAGGTGCCGAAGGTTTGGTCAATGTGCTTTGGGCCTGGAATTCAACACCCTTGATTGCTTCGGGTTTAGCGGCCGCGGTGGGCTTGGAAATGGATGCCGGTCCGGAGGTTCCGTATTTGGCCAGGATGGCCTGAATGACGGTTTCCTTGTCCTTTTTGGTCAGACCGGGCAGGGCCAGTTCGTAGACACACATGTTTTTCAGCTCTTTTGCGGTTTTTGCTTCCAGTTGTTCGCGTGTAAAAGTTGCCATGTTAAAATTCTCCTTTAGGTTTGTTTGTTTTACTTCACAGTTGTCAGTTTACTTCAAGATTCGAATCTTGGAATCCGAGTTCATTGTTTGGATATCAAAATAAACTTCGGATCGGTCATGTTGATCTTTCACAACAGAATTGTAAAATAACCAACACATTAGCGTAGCTACGCCCAAGTTTGTAAAATACAACTGGGGCTCTGATTTAGATAGTTCTTCACAAGACATTTCGTCTGGCAACTTATCGTCCGGGTTTGCAATTTCCGGATGATATGCACAAAGGTCAGGTGTTAATTCTTTCCCCCCTTTCTTGACATATAGCTGTGCATTTCCATCCGTTAATTCATTCCCACCAGAAATTAAAGTAACATCCGAAAGATTTCTACAGTAATTGTTAATGACCATTCTGGATTTGTGATTGTCAACACAGATGAATACAACATTCCCATTTTGAATTACACTGTCTATATTCTTTTCATTGATATATTCCTGGAATGCATCGAAGTCAATATTACGAAATTTGACTTCTAGTTCATCTGCTTTTACATCGGCTTTATTCCCGATTTTAATAAATTCTTGTCTTTCATAATTCTTTGGTTCATACTGATCGCCGTCAACAAGCAATATTTCGGGTTCTTCAAACCCTCCATAATTTATGAAACGGCATACTTTTTCAGCAAGAATTGACCCGACTCCTCCGAGTCCAATGATTACGATCTTCATGCGTTACCTCCCCTTTTTCCTCCGAATGCTCGTTTGAACATTTCAATAAGGCTTGCATCTTTCTTCCGTGGAGGAATTGGGATTGTTCCTTTTTCTGGATCCGGGATAAATTCTTCTGCTGCTGCGGCTTGCCTCAATGCTTCTTCGTTCGCTTTTTCAGCTTCTTCATCAAGACCTTGACGATTTGCTGGATCTTGTGGATCATATGATTGACATGCAAGCTCATTTTCAATATCTTTTGCTGATGGCAACACCGCTTGACAAAATGGACAATTCGTATCACTTCTATAAACTGGAAATGTTGCCTTACAGCTATAACATCGATATACACCTAATACATCAGGAACATCTGATGATGGTGCTCCTTTTAATTCTTCTGTTGAAGCTCTTTCATAACTATCAACTAATTCTGTTTCTGTGATTTCATTTAAATGCTCATCTGTTTTGCATGTTGGGCATTCAAGAGGGTCAGAATCTTCACTGATAATGATGCCGCATTTTTCACATTTATACATAATATCATCAAATGCATCTTCTTCTTCTAATAATATTTTTTGATCTCTGTGCTTGCATGTCAAACATGCAATTGTATCATCAGGCATTTGTGGTGCAATACCTGTGATTTGTGTTTTTCCGGGAGGTAACGCAAGCGGTTTTTGTTGCTGTGGTTTTCCTGTGCCGACTTTGCGATAACCTGCCCATGCTCCTGAGTCGTAATTGTCACCCCAATAATTTCCGCCGAGATAATTTCCCCAGCCATAATTTCTTGCACGACCATATACATATTGATACGTTCCCTTTTCCACAAGAGACATCCAATTTTGATTGAATTGGCGTTTGCTTGGGGTAACTGTTGTAATATATCGTTTATCAAATTTTCTTGTTGTGTATGCACTTCTAGCTGTAGCTTTTTCATCAACAACAAGTTTTCCTAATGTATTATCATAACGATAAATTTTATGAACGCTTTTCTTTTCGACTGTATCAATATCAACAGTCTTTTTTATTCCCAATATATAATCCATTGGATCAACCATAAAACGATAACCATTTGAAACAATTGACCCAGACAGACTAACATCTTCATCAGCAACGTTGCCAATTGTGATGTGAAGACCATCAAATGAATTTTCATCATCATCATCAACACCTGAATGAAATGCTGACATTGAACCGTGGCTGTGAATATCCCCAACCATCGTATAACCTTCAATTGTAAGATTTCGATCATAGTTGATTCCGCCATATGTTACTGACTGTTTTGGCGGTAGGATTCGATATTTTCCTGTTGACTCATTGTAAAACAAAAGCACAATCGCTTCTGATGTGTATTGACGATGAACTTCACGAAAGAATTCAATGACCTTTGCAAATGAAGCTGCTGGTATCGGGTTGATATTCATTCGTGCGCTTGCTGATACCGATTCAAGAATTGATATATTCTTAACCGGTGCTATACTTTCCATAATACCCAACTTTTTCTTTAAGAAAATGCCCTCTTTTGCAACGATATAGCAGATATCATCGGAGGGCATTTCGCTTTGACCATCATTCACATGAACTTTGAACATTTAAAGTCCCCTATCGTTTATTAGTAAATATTTAGATGTTTGATCTTCTGCAATTAGACAATTTCCATGAAAATCTGGAAAGCCGTATTTATAACCAAGCTCACCCTGATTTTTTGGGCCAAGTCGTGGAGCAGGAATACAATCGAAAATAGAATCAGCTTGAAAATATCGATCAAATGAATATGAATCTGGATACCCACTATACACTTCAAGGGGTGTCGCTCTTAATTGTCTTGTTATCTCACCTGATAGTAAAAACCCAAGAGAGCTTGTATAATTTCTCTGCCCTACGATTATATCACCTGCTTGAAATTTAATCTTCGATAGATCCAGCGGGACATGCTGTAATGTAGCCCACTTCTTAGATTTCATTGTTACTTTTTTGAATTTTTCTATTACATCAGAATACCATAATGTACAACCATTCGAACACAATACCAATGGTTCAAAAGGACCATCAATTATAATAGCAACGACGATATTCACATCTTTCTTCGGGAAGCAATATATACCTGCTTCTTTTGCAATAATTTTTGTGCCCACTGATAATTTTTCAAATTTGTTTGTTACCTTTCTTACTTTTCCTACATAGATTGCACCACTTCTTTGTAAATCAACATATACCACTTCTGATAATTTTTCACTTTTATCTGTAAGAATAAATGATATTTTTCCATTTCCTTCATCAACTTTAAATCCACATATTGTTTTGACATTTAAAACATCTAGAGGATTTTTCCAATCTGCGTGGACAACCTTATCTCCGATTTCAAATGTAATATCTCCATCAACGCCAACAACATGAAATTTGTTATCCACAACTAAATCTTTGAGATTACTGATATGTGGCGATGACCATCTATAATTTCCTTGAATAAAAACTCTTCCATTGTATGCCATTGCTGCATTTTCAACTGGATCATCATTCCACATCCCACATTTTAAATTTCTTCCGACTCTAAATATTTTTGGCATTGGTTTTGCATCAGAAGCTTTAATAATTTTTTGTCTTGTGCTTCTTAATGTATTTGTGCCAAGTCGAACTGTTTTATAATCACTTTTTATATATTTATCTTGACATTTAAATTTTACAACAATGTTATCTGATCTTTCTTCAACATCAAGAGAATGAAATTTATATATACCACCATGATTCATTGCACTTTCATTAACATCAGTAGAGACAATATATAAAACATCTTTTTCAATTTCAACACCAGATATTTCTGGTTTCTCAACATCGAATGGTTTTGCATCTAAAATATTTGAGAAATAATAAGAATTTCCTATTCTTACTTCGTGAAGATCTGGATTGTCTCCACGACTCCTTCTGATGTATTTTACTTTTTTGTATTCCTCTTTGCCGTTTCTATTAATGACAATGATATCATTTGGTTTAATTACCGATCCATTTTTTAATTCCACTTTACTTAACATTCTTTGATCTTCTATATTTTTTCTTAAAAATCTTTCTGCACTACCATGATATTTAAGAACTAATTGTTTTCCTTTATAATCAAGACCAATATATTTAACTTCTCCGCCATCCATAAATCCGATGAACGTATCAACGTATGCAAACTCTCCATTTTTTAGCTGAATTGTATCACCAACGTTTAAATAAATATCATTATTAAGATAAATACCTTGGCATATATCGTAGAATAATTTATGTTTCTTTCTTCCTGTTGCTTTTACTTTTGCTTCTTTTCCTGTATCTTGAGGTTCATAGAATAATCTTTCGAGATCTTTAAAAGACATTCCACGCTCTCGCCCCTGCCTATCTTCCATTATTCCTCTCATTATGCGTAATTGTTCTGCTATTGTTGCATACTTAATCCAATCTGCTGTATATACAAACATTGGGTCAACTTTCGACATGTGTGCCCATTCAAGATAATTACCAAGAATAGGAACATCTCTATACGCTGAATAATTATATGTATAATCTGGGTTAAACGTTGCAGACCAGAAAACCATAATGAGATTTGATACTGCTGCTGATAATGATCTTTGTCTGATATGCCCTTGATCTCCGAAGCATATTGTTTGAGAATCTGATATATTTAACATCGGCATTTTACAAACAAAATCTGATGTGCCTGACATTTGAGCTGGTCTTACAAATGCACGACCTTGTAGCATACCATATGAATTATCAATATAAAACATAAATATGACATACGGAAGGGCAAGCGTAAAGGACTGAGTTTGTCTTGAGGAATATTTGCCAAATTTATTATGGTATTCTGTTTGCTCAATAATCCCTCTTGTTTGCAAATCATTCCATTCTCTTTCAAAGTTTTTTGATATTGAAATTGTTCTCATTGCAGGTGGTTCTTCAATTATTAACATATAACCATGTGGAGTCTTTTCTAGATATCTACAGTTCACAGGCATTACTTCATTACCAAGAATTGAATCTTGTGCCATTCTTTTTAATAGATCTTCTGTAAAGAGTGTTTTCTTTTTTATTTCTGGAGTAGTTTCATCTTTCGCATCATCGGTAGTACTAGGAGCACATTTGATATGATGCGAATAACGTTGACTTAATCGAATTTCCTCAATTAAACCATCACCAATTGCCATTATTCACCTCGTAGGAATTTAAGTTTCATAGCATATTGAGTCAAGATTTTGTTTGGCTTGAACTCGTTTATTTCCCAAACTTTTCTGCGTCTGGGAGGAATTGTGTCTTCTAGATTTTCTTCGTTTATTCTGTACTTTTCTAATGTGTAATAAACAACAACATATCGTTCTTCGTCTTCTCTTTCTAATGTTAAAAATCCAATTTCTTTATCATTTCTTCCTGGAACTTCTAATGCTAAAAATATCAATCCGCCTTTTGGTGCAAGGGTTTCATATTGAAGTTTTGGTTTTTCTTGTTCCATTATTTTATCACATATCTGTCTTGTCTGTTCTGTTATATCAGATTTTATATTAATTTCTTTCAAAAGAATATCAATAATTCCCATATTTCACATACCCCTTATCTTTTAAACGGTCTTATTTTATATCGTTGGTTTCCAGCTTCCATCCAATCAACTTTATCAAATGGAACTGATCTCCAATCTTTTTTCTCCAAATCGTAAACATGAATTATCCCGCTGTTTTTCATCAACTTTAAAATTTTTGACATATCAACTTTTTTAGGTTGTTTTGTTTTCGGGATATATGTAAAATTTAGAGTTGCTTTCATAATTCTAATTGTGCCGTCTTTTTTGACAAATTTAATTGTAACAACATCTTCATCATAAATCTTTCTCCAGAAATCAATGGCGTTTCTGATGATATCTGTATCGGCTTGAATATTTTGATCTGGCATTTAATTATTCCTCCTGTAGGAAATCTACTACTCTTTTATCTACATGTATAAGACTACCAACATCTTTTGAATTCTTGTTAAGATGCTGACTCATCATTAAACAAGAATGATTACAAAGTTGACAGTATCTTTTCTTGTCTATCATTAATAATTGATAGAATTCATTTGTTACACCTTTTGATCGATCTGTGATTTCAAATATATCGCTCACATGAATTGTTGGCGTAACAACCCCTCTGATTCTCAAACACAATCGCATTGTGCCATCAGCATCAACTGTGACATTATGAACGCTGTTTTCCAGACAACAATCGAAATTTGATGGTAATGTATCAAACATCCAAGGAAGCAAAACATCTTTCATATGAATTAATAAATGATCATTCTCCAACATTCTATTAAGCATCTTAGCCAATTCAAATGTTGGTTTCACAAGAAAGTCTTCATTCGTTACATTGGAAAAATCATAATATGGGCTTTTAGCAATATCAACAAATGTGATATCACTATAGATTTCATTTCGACTTAATTCTGTTACAAGAGCTTCTAAGAACTTCCAATTTTCATTTGTTACTGTTATTTCAGCAACAACATCTTTGACTAATTTTGCTGCTTGTAATTGTTTTAATCTTTTAAGCCCTTCTGTACTTTTCTTTATAATATCTAAAGCACTCATATCAATATAATCCGGCATTTTCATTAATGCTATTGGGTCAACTGAACTTGTAAATCCTTCTATATATTTCACCTTATTAAATAAATCTGTTATTCTTTTCTGAATTTCAGGTGTATTGTTACTGATGATTGTATAATATATTTCATTGTCATTGCAAAAGTTAATGATATCTGCAAGATCATTTCTTAATATTGGTTCGCCGCCATAGAAGATGTGAAACATATCTGGGTTTAAAATTTTAAAATTTGCTAATGCATTCAGAACTGTTTCTGTTGACATTTCTTTATCTTTATAATGTTTCATGTTCGGATACTGTTCAGGCATCCCATAATAATCTTTTACGATTGCACAGTAATCACATTTAAGATTACATCGTCTTGTTAATATCCAATTTACAATTTGGATCATATGTTCTCCTTATCCATAATAGACTTGTTTAACCAAATCTCCATACTGCTCTTCAAATTTTTCATTAACATTTCTATCTATTGATGCATAAATCACAGTCTCTCCTTCTTTCAATATTTCAAGGGCTGCATTGTATTGTGCTTCACTAAAATATTCAAATCGTGGCCCTGTTGGTTTTTGTGCCCAATCAAGGGGCTCCCCACCATTTGTAAATACTTGTAAGGTTTCAATATCATTGAATTCTTCTCTTATATCAACACCTTCATTTGCTGCCATTGGATCATTATCCAATGCTTGTATAAATTCTATTAAGCCATCATAATCATCATCAGAAACACCAATGATATATGATGAACTTGAACTGTTTGTTACAAAATCTGTTTTGATTTTCATACTCCAATGACCTTTCCAACTTTAAATCCATACTTTGGTAAATCATCTAGTGTCAAAGATGTTAACACTTCGGATGGAATATTAATGATATTTAATACCCCTTTTTTTAAATCATCCATATTACTAATTTGTGGGTTTGCAATCAGAATGTTTTGTGCTGCCATTCGATGCATTTCCGAAGGCCATTGAACACCATCAGGCAAACCCATATCAACCATATCGTCAAGTATGTACATTCGTTTCTCCTATGTAAAAGAAAGATGCTCATCATTTTCTAACTGTTCTTGATTTTGATGTGAAATAATAACTATCGATTTACCCTTTTTGATTTTATTTAAAACTTTTGATACATAACCAACATTCTCGTAATCTAAAGCATCGAATATTTCATCAAACAATAAGATGTTGAATTTAACATCATTGATTGTTGATTGAAGATCCCCAAGAGTTAAAATTGTTGCAATGTCAATAATTCGTGTTTGGCCTCCCGAAAGTTGGACTCTTGAGTTCCCCTTTGTATGTGTATCAATTACACGAACCGATATCTTATCTCTGAATTCTCCTGATTTTGTTTCTCCAAGAGTATCAAATGAAACGATATACCGTCCGTTTGTAATCATATCTAAATATTCAGATACTTTACTATTCATAAATGGAATTGCTTCATCAATCAACATTGATGGTATTCCAGATGATGAAAAACCAACTTTCCAAAATTTCAATATTTCTATGTCAGAGTCAATTGATTTTATTTGATCTGCGTCCATTGAAATCTGGAGTTTTAAATCTTTAATTTTCTTCTTATATGAAATGAGTTGTGCTTCATCATATTCTTTTATTTCTGTTTCAGAAATTTTATTTTTGTCACGATCAATTTGTCTTTCAATCTGTTGAACTGTTTCCTCAATATTTTTAATCTCTTGTGCAACCTTTTCTGCTTTCTCTTTCAATTCTGCAAGGTCGACTTGTTTCTTTATCAATTGTTGGATTTCTTCTTGTCTTGTTTTTTCAATTTCATTTCTTTGTGCTACTGCAATTTTCTCTATTTGTTTACTTGCATCTTGTAATCGGGTTTGAATTGATTGTAACTGATCTTTTTCATCAGCTTTAATCATTCGTTTTTCATTTTCGATTGCTGCAATTTTTTGATTTTCTCTTTCTGCTATTTGAATTAATTCTCTTGAAAGAGCTTTTGCTTCATCTGTTAATATTTTTTCTTTTTGTACATTTTCTGCTATTTTGATTTCATATGATTTAATCTTTTCAACCAAATTGTTTTTTGCTTCTTCGGATACTTCCTGATCGCATGTTGGACATTTTCCATCCAACTTTCGAAGACTTGCTTTTATTTCATCAGCCCATGAGCGGGCATTTTGAGCTTCTGTGTATATAGCAATTGCTTCATTTTCCTTTTTATTTTTCTTTGCTTGAATATCATTTATGATATCTTGTAATTTTTTTGATATATCTTCTTTATCTTTTTGTAATTTTTCAATCTTTTTTGATACTTCTGTTTGTAATGTTATTTGTGCTTCGGATGCCTGTTGTTTAATTTCAGAAATTTTTGCATCCTTCTTTTGAATCATATCTTTAACTTCTGAATCAATTTGATCCTGAAGTTTATCAATCTGTATTTCGAGCGTTGACAATTCTTTTTCGATTCTGGTTAAATCCAATTCATCTACTGTTAAATTGTCAATTTGATCTTTCCATTTTTTTAGAAGTCTTTCATTTATTGTAATCGACTCTTGTAATTTTTTTATATCTTCGTCTTTTTCAATATAGAAGTTTTTCTTTTGTTCCTCAAGAAATGCAATTTGTTGTTTTGCATCTTCGATTAAACCTGTGTTCAAATCAATTTTTCGTTGCACTTCTAATTTTATATCATCAAATGTTTTTAAATCTTCTGTTACTTGTTTGTAATATACTTCATATTGCTCTAACCCTAATATTTTTCTAAAGATTTCTTTCTTATCTGAATCAACAAGGTCTGTAAAGAAATCTTTAACTTTCTGCCCGAACATTAATGTATTCATAAATGCTTTTTGTGAACACACTAATCGTTCAACTTCAGGAACAACTTCACGGTGCCCCTTTTTTGTATCGACTCCATTTTCATTAAGGATTACTGTATTACCTAATTTTGAATATTTATGATATCTTGTCACAATATATTGGGTATCATTAATTTTAAATTTAACCCATGTCTTACAATTCTTCCCGACTTTATTGTTTACAACATCATCGCCTTTTGCTTTCTTACTCGTAATTCCATATAATGTAAATGGAATTGCATCAAGCGACATTGTTTTTCCGATTCCATTTGGTCCTGTCATTAAAGTCAATGTATCATTTTTAAATTCTAAAACCATTGGATCAATATAAGGACCATAATTTTTCATACCGACTTCTTGAAATTCAACATTTCTCATTGTTATACCTCACATTTTTCAATAGATCTTTGAGCTGCTGTAATATATACATTTTGCTTCTCTTGAGCTATTTGTCTTATTTCAAGATATTTTTGTAATTTATCTTGTAATGACATTGATGATGTGATTCCGCGATCTGTTATGTCTTGTTCTGTTTTATCAATAATGTTGAATTCGCCTTTAACGCTGGTTAAATCAACAATTTCTTTCATTAAAACTTTTACGTGATCTCCCGATTCCTTTGCTTTTCTTGCAAGCTCAATTACTTCATCAAAGCTTTCAGGAGTCAATTCAAGTTCAATGTGTTTTTTGTAACTTTGAATTGGTATGCTTTGAACATCCATTGTATCAGAATCAACAACAAGAAATCTTTTTTCATCATTCTTTTCGCCCCAATCTAATTGAATTGGTGAC